GCGACATGCTTCGCATCTTTCAATCCGCTGGATTCGTCTTCCACTCAGAGGTCTGTATCTGGAAGGATCCAGCCACCGCAATGCAGCGCACCAAAGCCATTGGTCTGCTGCATAAGCAAGTTCGCAAGGACTCAGCACTAAGCCGCCAAGGCATTCCCGACTACTTGGTCACTGTGCGCAAGCTGGGCGACAATCCTGAGCCATGCGCAGGGCCGTTCACTGAGTTCGCTGGTGACAACCCACCAGTCAAGACAGGCGACGCCATTAAGGACAGCATCAACATCTGGCAGCGGTACGCCAGCCCAGTGTGGATGGACATCAATCCATTTGACACGCTGCAATACCGCAGCGCCCGCGCCAATGACGATGAGCGGCACATCTGCCCGCTGCAACTTGAGGTAATACGGCGCGGCTTGCAGCTATGGAGTAACCCAGGCGATCTAGTGTTAAGTCCATTTGCTGGTATCGGCAGCGAAGGCTATTGCAGCTTGCAAGCAGGCCGGCGCTTTGTCGGCTTTGAACTGAAGCCATCGTATTACAACTGCGCCGTCAAGAACCTTACTGACGTATCGAATAACAAGCAGGGAGAGCTGGTGTGAACCTCCGCCCATACCAAGCCCAGCTCCTAAACCAAATCCGCCAGTCAATGCGGCAACACCGTAGGGTGTGCGCCGTGATGCCGACAGGTGCTGGCAAGTCTGTTGTGATCGCTGCAATCATCCATGCAGCGGCTGCCAAGGGTCGCCGTGTGCTGCTGCTGGCGCATCGGCGGCGGCTTGTCAACCAGCTAAGCCGTACGGTAGGCAGTTGGGGCATTGAGCATGACGTGATACTGCCAGGCCGGCATCAACGCGGCCATGGCATTGCTGTAGGCAGTGTGCAAACCGTTGTAAGGCGACTGGATAAGTTGCAACCGCCGGATCTGATCATTATCGATGAAGCGCACCACCTAACCCGCGATAACCAATGGGGTCAGGTGGTAGGTCATTGGCCTAATGCGTACCTGATCGGCAAGACCGCCAGCCCGCAACGGCTGGATGGTCGCGGCCTTGGCGAGGTGTTTGATGATTTGGTGATCGGGCCTACACCGCAATGGTTGACGGATGAAGGCTTCCTAGCTAAGGCACGAATCTTTTGCCCGCCTACCACGATGGATACCAGCAAGCTGCGTAAGGTGCGCGGTGAATTTGACATGCGAGAGGCGGCAGCAGCATTAGAGCAGGCCAAGATCCATGGCGATGCAGTTGAGCACTACTTAAAGATCGTTGCGCCAGGTACGGCGCTGGTGTCATGCGTAAGCGTGGAGTTTACTGATGCGATGGCGGCGCGGTTCAATGCAGCAGGGATACCAGCTAGGGCGATTACTGGCGGCTGTAGCGAGGATGACCAGGAGCAGATCTTTGACGACCTAACCAAGGGCATCGTCAAGGTCGTTACCTACTGCGAGATGCTGAGCGAAGGCGTTGATGTACCGAGCATCAATGCAGCGATCCTGCTGCGACCAACGGCATCGGTGACGATGTACCTACAGCAGGTTGGCAGGTGCCTTAGGCCAAAGGCTGATGGCTCGGCGGCAATTATTCTTGATCACGTCGGCAACGTCCACCGCCATGGGTTGCCGACTGAAGAACGCAACTGGACACTAGAAGGCCGCGATAAACGCAAACGCGATGCAGCGCCAAGCGTACGCATGTGCCCGACATGCTTTGCTGCAAATGCAACCACCGCGCAGGTATGCGGCGAATGTGGCCATGAGTTCACCACTGAGGCTAGGGAGCTAGAGGAGGCCAGCGGTGAGCTGGTGGAGATTACCGTAGAGCTGCGCCGTAAACGCGCTGAGGTCGGCGGCGCCCGCAGTATGGAGGATCTGCTGCGGCTTGAACGGCAACGCGGCTACAAACCAGGCTGGGCAAAGCACATAATGGCTGCACGGCAAACCAGGAGGGTGGGCTAATGCGTGTGCTGGTTGCATGTGAATACAGCGGCAGGGTGCGCGATGCGTTCCGCAGCCATGGCCACGACGCATGGAGCTGTGACCTGCTGGAATGCGAAGCCGACCCACGCTGGCACTATCAGGCACCTGTGGAAGATCTGCTGGCTAATGACTGGGATCTGATGATTGCCCATCCACCCTGCACCCATCTAGCCGTTAGCGGATCGCGCCATTTTCACCGCAAGCAGCGAGAACAGGCCGGGGCGCTTGATTTTGTGCGGCTTTTGATGGCAGCACCAATTGATCGTTGGTGCATCGAAAATCCAGTTAGTATAATTAGCAGCGCCATTACCCCCCCCCAACAGATTATTCAGCCTTGGCAATTTGGTCATGGTGAAACTAAAACAACATGCTTATGGTTTAAGAACCTGCCATCACTTAAACCGACGCAGGTGGTTGAAGGCCGTGAAGCCAAGGTGCATAGGATGCCACCAGGCCCTAACCGCTGGAAGGATCGCAGCCGCACCTATCAAGGCATTGCTGATGCCATGGGCCTGCAATGGGGCAGCAGTAGGCTGCCGCCAGTAGTCGAGCAGCTATGTCTGAGCAGCACATCCAGCAGCACATCCGCCTAGCCTGCTCGACCGGCCCGGTGCGCTTGTTCCGCAATAACACCGGAGTATTACGCGACCAGCATGGCCGCCCGGTCAACTTTGGGCTATGCAAGGGCAGTGCCGACCTGATCGGCTGGACGACACGGACGATCACCGCCGATATGGTCGGTCAGCAGGTTGCGGTGTTCACCAGCATCGAGGTGAAGACCGCTAGGGGCCGCCTGACACCAGAGCAGCGGCAATGGCTGGCAGCAGTGGAGACCGCAGGCGGCATCGCTGGTGTGGCAAGGTCTGTGGCCGATGCGGAGGGATTGCTACGAAATGTCACAGCCACCCCTTGACACTGGGAGTGGTGCCTGTAGGATATGGGGACAGGAGGCGAGAGCTTCCTCCACAAATTAAGAATCATGAACATTTCCGTTGATCAATTTTGGGTTGTTGCCGACCTTGTAGTAAATGGCACCAACGCAGAACGCTCCCAATCTGGCAATCCACCCCACACCGAGAGCAAAATGACTTTTACAGCCACCCAAATTCTTATTGCTACAGAGTTCAAAGCAATTTCGCAAATTCTTACATTTACTCGTCAGAGCGATGGCAAGATTTACGACGCAGCACTATGCCGCTACAACAGTCTTGCTTGTGCCGGGTTGATTCCCTGCCATTGGTCAGAAATCGTTGGCTGGTAGCTACCACGCGGCCCGCCAGAGCCGCACCCAATCTGGCAATCCACCCCACATCTAGAGCAAAATGAACACCACCCAAGCATCAACCAAAGCCGACATCATCACAGCAGCCATGGAGATTACCGACAGCCAACAAGCCAAGATTGACCAGCTACAGCAACGGCAAGTAATCCTGATTGGATTGATTGCAGTGCTGACCATAGCTAACCTACTCGGCTGATACAATTGAGGGATAACAGTGCGGATGGCTTTAGCTAGGCGTGTCAACCCTCAACTATTCACCATGACTAAACGCGAACGCACTACAACTGCTGCATTAATCATTGCGATGGTTGCATTGTTCTACATCACAACAAACAAAACACTGTCTCAAATGACCGAAACAGATTGCAAGTCTGGCATCGTCGCAGCGTGCCAGCGATGACCAACTTACGTACATGCGAGCGTTGCCGCCATTGGTTTAAGTGGGTAAAGCCGGGCGGTGAATGCCGCCGCAATGCACCAATCTGCTCAGTTGTCCATGACTCTATTGATGACACCGAATATACGGCCTATTGGCCTGGTACAGACGGGTCTGATTGGTGCGGCAATTGGAAGGCAAAGTCATGACCCTATCCAACGATCAATACCACGCCGACCCAGCAGTAAGTGCCAGTCACTTGCACGCAATTGCAAAAAGCGGACAACATTATTGGAGTCGATTTCTTGACCCGCAACGCCAGCCGGTAGAACCTACCGCTGCAATGCGTCTTGGCAGTTTGGTGCATTGCGCTGTGC